GTACAGGGAAGTCCAGTCAAAGATTAGTTGGCGTATCGCAGCAGGTGTTGGCCTAGTGATCTTAATAGCATCAACGATATAGCGTTTATGTGTAGCCCTATCAACAGCGTAACAAACGACGGCTGTATCACCAACCATAGCGGGGTCAAGACCACAAATAAAAGAAAAGCCGTTAACATCACGCGGATGGCCTGGGTTACCAGGAACCAAGCGACCTGCTTTACGCATACCATCTATAGAACCTCGCACACATACCGGATCAAAGATGGCATCATCTGAGATATCTTGTTGTTGATACACCAAAGCCCAGGTACTTGCATCCATAGCTTGGCGTTCATTGTAAAGGTTGCGACCATTCCATCTAGGGTAGAGGCCGTCTTCGTTCTTGTCAGATTCTAGTTGTCCATCAAATGGGGCATCACTAGCAGGCCAAAGAGTCTCCCACTTGTCAGGGTCTTCGTGCGTAGTCAAAAGTGCAGGCATAGCCAAGTACTTCCACGGGACCAGTCCACCAGGGTAGCGGTCTTCGTTACGTAGCTCGCGGTATAGGTCCATAGCCGAAACACGCGTACCAATAACTACAAGTTTGCCCGTAGGGTTCAAACGAGAGCGCACATCCTGGGTTAACCAGCGGATCTGCTTTTCAAACTCGTTAGCGTTCTTTAAGGTAACAGCATCGTCTACGATAATCATATCTGCACGCTTACCGTAGATCTGACCACCGATACCAATGGCTTCGATGTTTGGATCTTTTTCACTAGACTCACGTAGCTCGGAACCAAAGGTGACGCGGGTTGCTTGCCACGAGGCTGACTTAGAGTTAAACCCTACGCCAGCAGCGTAAGCCTGTTGGAGTGATTCATACATCGGATGTGTCAGGCGTTGCTTGATGGCGTAGAGAAAATCGGCAGCTAACTGCTGGGTCTGGGAAACAATCAAAACTCTAAAGTTGGGGTTACGTACTACCTGCCACGTTACATAGTCCACGGTAATCGTAATTGACTTGGCGTGGTTGGGCGGGATGTTAATTAGGATTCTATTACTAGCCAGTCCTGGCTCATACTTCATAGAAGGGTGTAGCCACCCAGGTTCGCGGCCCTCGATCATATCTACTAGGTTTTGCTGGTGTGGAAATGTTTGGGAGTGCAAGAACTTCTGACGGAACTCGGCAAAGGTAATGTCGTGGACATCGCCAGATGCAAAGCTCTTATCCTTAAGACCTAGGCGTGTTCGGTCAACCTTGTCTGTAAAGACCTTATCGGTACGTCGGTAGTACTCATAAGTCTTAATGGATTTACCAGCTGAGGCACAAGCCTGCTCGATGGTCATACCCTCTGCTACACAACCAAGGATGATTCTCTTGGCGATGTCGGCACTATTGTCAGCCACGTGATCTCCTAAAATTTATTGGGGACCGGCCGGAATCGGTTTATTTTTATACTAGGCGAGGAAGGTTTTATCTACCAGTAGATAGACCTATCCCCACTAAAAGTACTGGGCAGGTCGGGCTTAACGCCCGAAGGAGCTACAGCGAACTGAGGGGTAAGTTAGTGCTCGGCCTAGGGGCCTCGCTAGAGGCCAACCGCCTTCTGCTCAGGGCTTTTCCTATTAAAACCCCTTACTATATATAAGGCAGGAAATTATCAGCGTTTCTCGTTTTTAGAATGTGACCTTCATCACAGTATATATAACCGCAGGTCAGAGGCTAGATCCAGCTTTCACTTTAGCAAATATTTTTTGTTGGGGAGTAACGGGATACAGTCAGTAGTATTCAGCAACGGGGGGTAGTCGTTTGCGGTCAGACTGGTCAGCCCCCACCCCCTGTGGATAACTGGTCAGACCTGTGGATAACTTTCTAGAAAAAAAGGTGGGGCTGACTGTACCCTCGGCACGCTATACCCCATAACCTCTCAGCATTTAACAATGTCCTAACAACGAGGACAGACAGACCAGCAGCCACAACATCGCCGACATTCTCAGGAAGATCCCAAGTTACCAGGTCAGCTCGTTGAGTAACTTACAGCTGATGCCTTGACAAATACCAGGCAAATGTCTACCGGTTGCCACCCGAAAGCGTTACCAAAACGTTACCAAAATTGGTGTGGTTTTAGTGTTGCAAGATGGGGGAGGCTCCTGTATTCTTTTCCTATCAGCCCAACCACGAGCTGAATTTAGAAAGGGTTACAAATGGAAACAATGAAGCAAGATTGTGCAGCACGAATTGCAAGTGAATTAGACTCACTTAATGAAGAACTAAAGACAATGATGGACAACCCAAACCACGATGACTACTTTGACGAACCCGCTCTATCTGTAGACACTTACAAGATGACGAAAGTTTGCTTCTCTTATGGTGGTCCAAGTTCCTACCTTGAGATTATGACAGACTCAAACAATGACATTGTAAGTGTTGAATTCCGTTTTTCTGACTGGTTTGACACAGCAACGAAGCAGGTAGAAGAAGGCTCACCAGCCTACCAATACGCCCAGTATCTAGTAGAAGTAATGGAAGGGTAAACTAATGGAGACAGCAACGAAGGCGACTTTAGCGGTCGGGGGCGTATTCCTCGCCCTAATCGTGGGAATGTTGGCAACACTAGGCGCGGGGACAGGATGCGCCACGGGTGAGACTCAACAACTCATCACATACCAGAACTCACAACACGGCGAATGGGTCACAGAACCCGTCTATGGAGAATGCGGAGAGGAAAGCAAATGAGAACCAAATACGTCTTGGCGGTGTCATTCTATACAGACCGCGAGCTAACTGAGGAGGAGGCTGGGGCGCTACAGTTGCAAGTTATCGCCCAGATTGAGGAACCCGTAACCCTTGACGGGGATGATGTTGAGTATTCGGTGGAGTTTTACGGCTCAGACATAGACAAGGAGGAGGAATTGTGAAAGATTATTGTGAGGATTGCGGACAGGTTGAATGGTTGTGTATCTGTGAGAAAGGGGAGGAATGATGGAACACCTAACGCCTCGAGGTTGGCTTGTAGCTGGGATCCTGATTGGGTTGGCTGTGTGGGGACTGTGGGAGGTGGCGAGCCACCTTCTGTGGACCGGTAGCGGCTGGGAATGGTGTGAGAATCTTTTAGAGTGTGAGGGCAAGTGATGGGATACGAACCCGAGCTGAATGACCCCGTATTTTATGCGGGAGAGTATGAGGAAGCGGTCAAGTGCTTTATCTGTGGCGACCAGTTAGACCCTGACGACATAGTGTGGGCAAATGTGGAGGGGCAGATAGTGAAAGAGGGCAACGACACATCCTGGTGCGTTGTTTGTTTACCAAGCGAAAGGGGAGAGCAATGAATAAGGAAATCTTAATTGAAGCATTAGAGATAGCAAAGAATAATTTTGATTACGACGGAGAATACGACAAGGCAGCTGAGGTATTGGCATACATACAAAAACTAGAGGGGGAGAGTAATGAATAAAGAATACTTAGAAGCTAAGTTTGACCTGTGCATAAATCAGGCTGAGAAGAACATCAAAGAGGAGGAGATAGCAGAAGCTATCGCCAACCTGAGACGTGCCAATAGTGCGCTCTCACAACTATTTGGATTTGAGGAGGAAGACAATGAGTAACATCTACACCATACACCCACCCAAGTCTGATCTAATCCTATTCTATGAAGTGGTCGAGCCTGACGGCTCTAATACGTGGGGCGGAGCTGATGCTGAACAATGTATGCAATGGCTAACCCTTGCACCTACCGGTAGCCGTGTGCTGGTCTCTGCGTGGGATAGTGATGAGGAAGATGCTCACTTGGTAGGGCAGACGATAGACATAACAGAGATTATCCAACGGGCAAGGGAGGTGGGCAGATGAGCTTAGTGTTAGGGATAGCGATAGTGATGGTGGTAGTCTATGTACTTATAGTGTGGGAGGACAAGCTGAATGACTGATGAGGTCAAGAGAAGGATGGAAACTGCCAGCCGCAAGGCGGTAAGAGATAGAAACTACAGAAGGGCAAGAGACAGAGCTTTGGCTCGCCTTGCTCATCTATACCCTGATACCTATAAGCAACTGCTCGAAATGGAGAAGAAACAAGATGAGTTACAAGGCAAAAAGTGGATTAGTATTGACGGCACTACTGTTCTTAGGGTGGGCGTACACACACGAGCCAACGGAGCAAACGATCTTGCATACTCCAGTAATGCAGGAGAGAACGAAGGCAACAATGGAGGAGAAGCGTGAAAACAAGGCACTTACAATTAGTTTCGCAAAAGCACTCGGTTACAACAACAACCAAGTTCAATGTCTCGTCACCCTATGGACCCGTGAGTCCAGGTTCGACCACCTTGCTCGCCCAAGAGACGCTTCGGGCAAACCAAGAAGCTCGGCTTTTGGAATTGCTCAACTCCTTAGAGAGCGTAGTGGACAACCTGAACTTCAAATCCTTCACGGCATACGATACATTGGTCATCGCTATGGAGGGAGTGCGTGTCGCGCTCTTAGCCACTCCGACAGAAGAGGGTGGTACTGATGCTGACCGGTGTTAGTTTGTTTGCAGGTGTTGGTGGCTTTGACTTAGCTATGCAACGACAAGGAGTAAAGGTAGTAGCCTCGGTTGAGATAGATAAGAACTGCAACCAGGTATTGGCGCAGCATTTTCCTGACGCTACACAATTTACAGATGTAA